TCTCTTGCATAGATTTCCACCATGCCGAGGTTCGGGTCAGGACTTGCTTGATAGCCCGTCTGCTCGTCTGACCAGAAAATGTTGGTGTCAGTCGCGCCCTCGGAGGGAATGAGTAACTTCTCACCTCCGATTGTTTGCGTATCCGCATAGGCACGTAGCGGGGAAATGAGGAAGAGCTTCTGAATAAATTTGTCGGAGAGGTCGGTGCCAGCGAAAAACCCCCCCAGGTCTGCCGCTGCCGAAACCATGACTTTTTGTTCAGGGGTGAACTGGTCATAGTCCATGTGGTTGAAGGAGACATACGACAGTTCTTCGCGGGTGAGGGCGCTAGAGTCGCCGCCCTTGCGCATCCATTTTTCCAAAGCCTTCGTTGCAGGTGGCTTGTAGGAGCCAGACATGGAGCCAGGGTAGCCGCCAGCAACGGGTGGGCGCTGCGCGGCCAGCATGTTCTCTTTATTTTCAGCAACGAGCTTTTTGTATTCCTTGATCTCGCCGCTAATCTTCGCGTTGATCTTTTCAAGTTCCTGGCGTGCTTCCGCAGCTATCGGCCCGCCCTGGCTAATCTTGAGTTCAGTTTTCGCTTGCTGCTCTTCGAGCGTATGAACACGCTCATCTAAGTGGCGATTAAGTTTTTGTATCTCCTCTGTGAGTTTATTCAACTCTTCATAGGCCATGAAAAAGCCTCCTTCCGGTTGTCCAGAAAGGAGGCTCTGTATCTTCTCACTCTTCTGGACAAAGTATTTCTCTTTACCAGAAGGGTGACATTCCGCGCCTTCATCGTTCAGGGCGGACTCGCCGCGCCTGTTATCGTTCTTAGTATAACATAAAGCTATTCAGTTTGCACTCTTGCGCGCCTAGCTTGTCTCAATTTCTCACGATGCTCAAGAGAAAATCTTCGATCTTTCATCTTCGCTCTAGCTTCAGGGGTATGCTTCCTGCCAAGATTGGCTTGCCCAATCTTCTTCCGTGTTTCAGGTGAAGTCTCATGACCAATCTGGCCTTGTCTTCGTTTCTCAATATGCTCTGAAGAGAGTTTTACACCCAAATGAGCTAACTTCATTCTCTCTTTTGCTTCAGGAGTGTGCTTATAACCAGAATTGGCCCGCCTTAATTTCTCCCTCGTTTCAGGTGAGCGTTTTCTACCAAAAGTGGGTGATATAGTATCACGAGCAATATTGAAGCCTTTACGCCCGAATGGTTTCAATTTGTTCAACCAATATTGTTCCCGTGCCGATAGTGACATCGGGAGAACTAACTCCCATACCTCAAAAACAAAAGCTCCCTCACCATATTTATTCCAGGCACGTTGCATATATGAATTGACATGCTGATTGCATCGAAGATCACTGAAATGCTCTTTCCGGCGTCTACGTAGATTGACAGCACTGCCGATGTAGATTTTCTTGGTGGGAATGCAGGTGATTTTGTATATACCTGCCGATGGGGGTATACTATTCTCCATAGTAAGGGTTACTCCTTGCTATCACGCCTGGGGTAGTTCCACCTACGCCCAGGCATCACATTATTTCTACCTCATTATACCACATCAGATGCCTTTGTCAGCGTTTTGGAATTGTAAGTCTGTACTCGTAAGCACTTGCAACGCTGCAAGACAAATCTTCTCTGGTGTCCACGATGCAAGCTGATCTAAATTTGCTGTAAAGGTGTCGAAGCCCTCTTGTGTGGCAAACGTCACTTTAAGTCGATAGGCAAATGCTGAACGCACTTCCTCAAACTCTTGTTCAGCCATGCACTGTATTACCAACCAGGCCGCATCCATGCTTTGTGTATAGGGCGGAATACTCTCGGTGAGTCCAGATCGTTTCGGCACATCGTTCCGCATAAGGAGCCATCGATTCCCCCAAGTCATAGATCGGTCAACCGTGCGCCCGAATACCTTCTCAGCAACAAGCGCATTTCGCTCCTCTGATGTCATCTCAGCCCATATATAACCCATTTCAATCTCCTTTGACAGGAGTATATCATAAAGTTATATGCCTTTATCAGCGTTTTGGAATTGTAACCGAGTGGTGAGGTCGTACAACGCTTCACGCATCTTCGAGAGCTGCGTTGCTTCATCCTCATTGCCCTCTTCTGGCTCGTCCTCGTCTTTGTGCTCTGGCGGCTCATTGCCTGAGTAAACTTGATAGCCTTGCAAGGCGTTAGCTCTTTGCCGACTCAGTTCAGTCTTCATCTCCTTGATATGGCCTTCCATGCCACCAATCGCTTTGGTCATTTTCGCGTGACTGGCTGCGCTCAATTTCTTGGTATCATCTGCTGCGTCTTTCGTGTCTGGATTGTCCGCAGCCGTCATGTACATAGGCATAGAATTGCCGTTGTCATCGGGCTGCAAGCATTCCGTCATGTCCAGTTCGATACCGCGCTGTATATACGCGAGCGTGGCAGTAGCGAATTGAGCTAAAGCAGCCTTCACATCAGCTTCTGGACTGTCACCGATCTGGAATGCAGTGATGATTTCATTCTTGAGCGGATACCAGAGATTCCACAAATCGGATACCCAATCTTGCTGAGTAACTTGCGCATAGCTTGTGGCGTAGTCCTTGGTTAAAACAGGAGTTGTTTCCTGTTTTTGTTTGCCTGACATGTAAAATGTCCTCCTGTTCTTAACTGTTGAAACCTGAGCCATATCATTCATGGGAAACGTGACGCAACTTCCCTCAAGTACATTTATTTCAAGTAAATTTCTGATCGAGCGGCCTTCTTCTTTCACCCAGTCAACTTGTATCGCACGATATCCCATCGACTGTTTTTTTGCAATGCCCATCTTAAAGTTACTATACAGTTCCCGTCCCAGTTGGGTATCTAGGTTCAACTGCGTCTTGGTATAAAGACCCTTCTTGTCCTCATCAGCATCAAAAATGCCGCCAGGTGAAAGAATGGAATAATCATGATTCCATAAGTATGGCCATAAAAAATCAAGCCCTTGTGCAGACTTTCGAGCGTAGGAATCTGAAATCGTGCGTTTGAATGCACCCGGCATTGTTCGATCATCACCAAAATCAATGTTGCCGATATAGTTCAGATAACCCTCAACAATCCCTTTGACGTCATTCGTGGCTTTGAGTTCCCCGCCGATAATTGGAAAATATTCAACGGGTCTATTTATTTTGGCTACTCTGACCATGTTCATTGCTCCTTCTTCTTTGCCTCTTTTTTCTCATACTGCTTGAATGCGTCCTGTGCTGGCGGCACTTCCTTGCAGAGCTTGATAATGGCTTCCAGACCATCACGAGCTGCACACTCACCCGCATCATCGCCGATATAAATGGCAACTTGCTTCTCTTTCGAGAGTGCACTTTGCGCTATGTCCAGTATCTGCGCGGCTAATTCTTGCGCTGTCATGGCTGTAACTCTTTCTCCAAGAAAGCATCATAGAACGCTTTGGGAACAGCCTGTCTATAAAGTGCATCATAGTCCTTGTTGATTGGCACTGTAGTATTACCTGTTATCATCTGCACAGTATAGCGTGCTCCACATTGGCAAACTGTGCTACAGTTTGAGGTAAGATGGACGTAACGCAAACAATACTTACACTGTATAATCATGGCTGCCTCACCCATTTGTGCAGGCTTTCATCGTAGCCTGCCATACGTACTAAACGTTTTACTGCTTCCTTCATTGCCTCTTCGGTAAGCACGCATGGCTCAGGCGGGTATACCGTGAGATGAGGCCAGTCAGGATCATAGGGAAACGCTGTCTCAACAGTAAGGCGTACGCCTGTTTGCTTATCGGTGTATTCCTCTGGTTGTTCGCTCATCGTTTTGCCTCACTTATTGTATACATAAGATGATTAGCTGCTCACCCTAGACTCGAACTAGGAAATTCCGGATGAACAATCCGGCGCGTTTACCACTTTCGCCAGTGAGCAATGCCTGTTGTTAGCTGTCAGTTATAATCAGCATCAAATGTGTTAGCTCAGTTATAAAATAGGTCCAGCAAAAATTTCTTTTGTAACCCTATTTTTGTAACCCTATTCAAAGCTCGTCAATAGTATGCTATCCTAATAATCGAAGCTGAGTCCATGTCACTTGCTCCGATGGTTTCTTTTCAGCCCGTTTCAAATAGCGGGCAAGTCCTTGAATACGTCTATGATCATCCTTAAGCATTCCTAATGCTGAATTGCACGCATTGCACAAAAGTCCTCGAATGCGTCCGGTCTGATGGTCATGGTCCACGGCTATTCTTTTTCGGACCCGCAATTCTAACCGATCTTTACACGCAGCACATCTCCCTCCCTGATCATAGTACATAGATAAGTATTGATCTATGCTTAACCCGTAGGTAAACTGTAAATGCATCCGATACGCTTCATCGGTATCATAGTGATTGCGTCTTCTTTCATTAAGACAGGCTTTACACCAGGAAGTTTTACCGAATGCTCTGGTATCACCTTTCCCAAACTCTTCTAGTTCTTTCGGGGTTTTGCATTTCGGGCATAGCTTCCTGCCATGAGCATCTAACTGTACGGCTGGTCCTCTTCCCATCATTGCACCTCCTGCATGATGAGTAGAAAGGGGTTGTGAGTGGAGCGATTTGGGGATAGAATATCCATAGATGAACCTCCTAATCAGGTTTGTCTCACGCCTGGGGTAGTTCCACCTACGCTCAGGCATCACAATATTTATATGTTTATTATACCACAAATCCGCTTTATAAGCCACTTTACTACCCCTTCCTTGGCCCTCATTGCTTTTCTGTAGATTGCCCACAACACGGACATACATGCTTAATCTCAGCATCAGCGATAACATCAACAACGGGAAGAGCTGCATACAATACAGCAAATGGCATCTGATCCTTAGCATCCATCGTCAACTCTATACGAGTTATATAGTTTATATTTTCGCCTGTTTCAGTATCCGTGATATTGGTCATGCGGGCATGTTGCCCATCGTTCTGTATGCGTATTCTCATCGCTTTATCCTCAACAATTCTCGGTAGTGTTCCCTATTCGGTTTCCGCATCGCGGCGTGATTGCTCTGCTGCAAGAAATGCCTCAACGGTTGCTCTAATGTCGCTTGATTTCATCTGTAACACATCGCTATAGAAACCGACCCATGCATAGTCATAGACATAGATTTCATTCTCTTTCATCGTCCAGTCAGAGGGTTTATACCCTGCATCATTCATGAGTTGCATGAGTAACTCAAAGCTTTCTAGCATTATCGCTTTATCCTCAACAATTCTCTGTAATGTTCCCTGGTGACGATCAACTGAGGGAAGGTGCGAGCGTACTTCGTCAATGCTTTGCTAATCTCATCATCCAGGCTTTGCACACTTGAGTATATTACCGTACACCGGCAATTTATAATATTGCCTGGACTGCCAGCAGGATCACCTGGGTACATCAACTGTTCGCCGCCAACATCAAACGCCTCATCCATGCCGACTTCCTGCCCATCGGCCGCTGCATGATCATCACGCACCTTGCTATCATGCATCGACAGCCATACCTTATTGAGCGTGAGGCCCGAGGTTTTCGCAGCCTCTGTACTCCCGTATTCATTGGCACCGTGAACCTCAGTTGCCGAGATGGTCTGTGACCGGTCGGGGATGAATTCTGATGTGTAGAGATCGTCAACCCGCCCCGCCAGTTGCTCAAGCGTCTCGCTTGCCTGCACACCTTTCGAGAGAGCCGATTGCAGGAATGTCAGTGTAGTCGAATAGATGTGTTTCACTTTCTCGCCTGCTATCTGTAGGAGATGGATAAGCACATCTGGCGCATGTAGATTAAGACTGAGGTTCAGCAACTTTTGCTCATAGGGTGCATCGCCATACTTCAAGTCCTTGAGCACGCTATTGCCAAAGTCCTCGCCTACATCCTGGTAGATACCGACTATCAAACTTTTGAGCGTGCCTTGCTGCTCCAAGACGGAGAGCGCGTGCTCGATATTACCAGATGCATCGGACACGTCACCACGACTCATGGCGGCGGCAATCGTTTTGTGCTCATCGCGGAAATAGTCGGCAAGTCGTCCCTGGATCACCTTTTCCCACTTGGTACGTTGG